CTCGCAGCTGCACCTTAAGGCTGTGTGTACCAATGATGGGACGAAGGCGCTCAAGATAAGCCCTATCGTCAGCAGTGCCGAACAGTCCAAGTATCATGGTTATCCTTTCTCAGTTATAATGTCTGAACCAAACATCAGAAATGAGAAAGCCACCCAGGGGGTGGCAGTCTTTGTCACGTTAGCTGTGCTTACAGCACCACCACATCCTTCAGGTTGAAGTTCCAGCGGTCAGCATCACGCTTATCTTTCTTGCGCACCAGGGTGGCAGCAATGGAGACTTTGTCGATAGCTGCGATGGTATCTCCCAGCTTCTCCGTGTTGAAGTGAGCAGCAAACGGAGCACATGCCTCCTTGAGAAAGCCAATGCCGTACTCGTTGGGGCTGCCATCTTTCTTGAAGGGCGAGAACAGCTGCGAGAACTTCATGCCGGTGGCGGCTTCAGATTCTTCCTCCGGCGTCTTCACCTCGTTGACAGCTTCCACTTCGTAGCTGAACTTGATGTAGGAATTCTTCCCAGCTTCTTCAGGATCAACACGCTCAGCACTCACGCGCAAGTTGTAATGACCAGTCGGGGGCACACCAACAGGCGGCAGATCATCCAGGTCATTCATCAAAGCACCCATCAAGCTGTCAAGATCTTGAAAAGCAGCGTTAGTCATTTGTCAAACTCCAAAAATTAAAACAAGGTTTTGAATAGCATACAACCGGTATGCCAGCGGATCAGGCAGGTTGCCTAGATTCTTCAATCTTCAGAAGGCAGGCGCTCCTCTACGAGCTTTGCATATCCTTGAATGTCGTGCCAGTTGTCGGCATAGTTAGGATCACCAGAAAGAATGCGTGCAATCTTATCTGCAATCACAGTCAGTGCTTGCTTCTTGTCGCTTGTCAGGCGGTGCCAGCCTGCAGCTGCACGCATCCCATCTTGCAAGCCTTGTGCAATGGACGCATGCACTGAGAAATCTCCGTAACGCTTACCGCGCTCTGCGAGAGTTGCGTCAGTAGAAGGAAGTGGTGATTGTGTCACAATTTATCTCCTGTGTCAAGTGGTTGAAAAAAGTGGTGATATGTCGAGGCCGTCGCCCTTCACCTCATCAATGCTCACTGGCAATCTAGAGCCAGTAATGATTGTAGGGCTGAAGGTTGTAGAGCTATAAGCTCTGTGCTGTTTGTTTGTGACTGCACAGTACACAACTGAATCAAAGTACTTGGCGCTTGTCAGGGAGAAGTTCCGCGTCCCGGCGACGGGCACAATCTTCTCGCGGCCTTCCAGACTCTCTGATTCCATCTCATGACTGATGACGCAAATGTTCACGTCAATAGCTTGGATGAAACTGAGTATCTGCTCCATCAAGCTACCTTGAACAGCATAATCTGTGAAGGTCTTTTTGTATTCTTCACCTCCAGGTTTCTGCAGCTCTTTGAGAATGCCTTTGTTCATTGCGCTGTTGGCAAGCTGACTCAGTGAATCAATCACTAAGATATCGCCAACACCCAGCTTGAACAGGTCAATCTCAGACCACTTGGCGGCAGTATCCTTTGCACAAAGTGGGCAACTGACCTTGCCATGCGCCATGCAAATCTTCTTGCTACCGCCTCGCAGAACATCCCGCACAGTATCAATAGCTACTGGGTAGAGGCGATGATCTGGAACAGGAATCACATTCACGTTACTGCGAAACTTGGGATCAAGAATTGCAGGATTCAACAGTGTCTTGATTCCATTTTCAAGGTCAAGCCAGTGTAGTTTGTACTTGCTGGCAAGCTTGCCAACGAGTGCAGTCTTCCCGCTTTTGGGCGGACCGTAGACAAGAACTTTAGTTCTTGTTGATGGGGTGTATTCATTTAGATTCATTTTGGGCTATTGACTTATTGCAATGTTCCTTGGGCCTCAGCCTCCAGAGATGTGTACCTGGCAAGCACTTCACTTTGCTTGTTGCAAAGCACTACTACCTTCTGTATGTGCTCAACTGTCGCACTAACACAGGCAAGTGCGTGATGGATGTAGACAGCACTGTGTGGGGTTGCCTCCACATCAACATAGATGCGAAAGTCAATGTCCTCAGAGTCTTGCTCTGCCAGCACATCATTGAGCGAACTCATATCAAGAGTGTCCAGTGCCGCTGCAATCACATTAGATACGTCTGCGGCTGGCATGTTGTCTGGCGTCAGTACAATGACAGGATAGCACAGGCTGTTTGTACCTGTCGCATCAAGTCCTACTAACGGATTGGGGCAAATCTGCACATAGATGTTTCGATCAGCATCCCAACACATGATTGCTGGCTCTCCGGGCAAGGATGCCAAGCGGGCATCTTGTGTTGATATGTTAAAGTTCATTCAATTTCTCCTTCTGTTTGTTGACAATCTCAGTCAACGTGGTTGCAAAATCAATCTGTTCAATTGCGTTAATGTCAGACAAGCTGGCAATCTTCGGCAGGTCTGCATACTCAGCATCAAACTTATGTTTGAAAGCTATGTCACAATCCTCAAAGTATTCACACCGCCGCATGAAATTAAAACATGAGCGACCGCGCTTGGGGAAGAATTTGATTTCTTGGTAGCTTTCAATTTGCTGATGCAGCAGTAGCTGATCTTGAATCCACTCTGCTTTCTTGTGACCTTGCTTCACAAAGTTAAACTGTGTCCACTCTTGGGCAGTGGGAGAATATACAGTGTAAAGCACATCATATCTGTTACCGCCAAGCATATCAACAACAACTGCGTAGCTCAGGGCTTGATCACTATTGGCATACAGTGCAGGGTCAATGTTTGTAAATCCTGTGGTCTTGTTCTCCTTCACAAGGTACTGACCAGTCTGGCGGTGCTGCAAGATTTCGTCAATGTGCCCAGAGTAGAAGTGACCATCCTCAAAGTCAATTGCTACGGTGGCTTCAATCTTGATTGACTCGTATTGATCTAAGCCAATCTCTTTATAGAATTGCTCATAGACATAGAGTGCCCAGACAGCTTCCCAAAAAGATTTACCTAGCCGCTTGCCAGGTTTGCGCTCAGTCTCCAGCAGGTCAAGATCCCACGCACGAAATGCTTCCCAGATGGAAGCTCGCAGATCTTGTGTAGCATCGTAAGTTGCAACGCCTGCACCGACAGCATGTCCGAATGCAAATGTCGGGCTGTTAGCACGTTCCTCAGCTCCAGCATACGCTTGCAGTTTCTTGATTGCAAACTTACGCGGACAAGCATGGAACAGCTCTTGTGTGCTATAGGTTGTCAAGTTCCCATGACTAACAAGCCTTGAATAGCCATCCTTGAGAACCTTCGTAGCTGCTCCCCACTTGGGTGTAGGCTCATGTAGGCTGGCAGCCATTAAACTATCCATATCCATGGCAGCTCCTTAAAGATCACTGACATCAACTTTCTTGCGAGTGCCGCCAGCGGACTTGCCACTGGCCACAGCTTTTACAATCTCAGTTTTCGTATGAATTTCCGCAGCATCAATGATGCGTGCAATTTCTGCATCGTCCAAAAGATGGACAGTTTCAGGATAAGATATGAGAATTGCATGTGTGTTCCTCAGGTGGTTAGGCATCAATGGATCTTTGGCAAGCAGAGCTTGTTCCAAGCTGGCAAGACTCTCTTCCAATCTGTGCAAAATATCTGCAGGAACTTTGTCACTTGTTTGCATTATGCGCATCCTTTCTCTGCGATCAGTCCCCCGTGGACTGTTGGTTAAAAAACTTGTGGCCAGCCTCAGCACTTCTATTTGCTGGGTGCTAGATAGCTGTTTGAATTCCATCTCAACTATGTGAGTATTAAACTCACCTAAATCCCGTTGCCAGTTGGCAGCAGCAAGTCCTAGAATTTGATTACCAAGTCCTACCTTTAAGGCAGTGCATTGTGCACCGTGCTTGTAACTTGGCAAGTGCTTCATTAGTCCTAGCGTCATGCGCAAGTCTAGGCTAGACCTTATTGGCCCGCCCAGCGGTGAAGTTAACAGCCAGCAAAAACCCCTCGCTACATGCGCCACAACTGTTCTTGTTTGTAGCTCTGCAGAGAGGGGCTTTATGAAGAAGTTTAATGATGGCATCTAAAGTGCAGTCAAATATAAGAGTTCAAATCTTATCTTCACGGTGGTTGAAGAAATACTTGTCCGGGTTACAACTAACTTAGACCAGCCTACTAAACCAGCCATCCGCCTTGCAACATTCTCTGCAGTCTTAACACGCTTAACTCCGTTCTCCAAAGTGCGTGCAAATTCCTTACTGACTGTGACTTCAGCACTGCCAGTTGTTTTTATTTGATTCCAGACTGCATCATATTGGCTCATCTTTTGTTTAGATTCTCAGAGAAAATCTCAAAGAAAATCTAAGCAAAAAAGAAGGGACCGTAGTCCCTTCAAAAGTTGCATTACGGCAACTGCGAAATTACAGCACCGACAGGTCAACTGCTTTCTCAGGCTCGCTGATCCACTTGTCAAAGCGGCCACGGATGCGAGCAGCGCAGGTGCCAGTGTCATCCAGATTGGCAGAGCTGGACAGGTAAATGTCCAACTGATCCACCAGGACTCGCAAGACTTCCTTGTTGGCCTTGGCTTTCTGCGGCTTCTTGAACAGGTTGATGTGGTTCTTGATGCGGATTTCTTCCTTGCCAGTAGCTGCAACCATGACAGCCAGATAGTCTTCGAAGAAAGCAACCCAGTCTTCTTCAGTGAGAGCAGTACCACCACGCTGCGACGGCGGCAAGTTGGCAATGTAAGTCAGCGTCAGCTTGTCAAAGTCAAGCATGGAAGCAGAAACTTCTTGCTCACTGCTGTCGCCAAAGTTCTCAATGATCTCATCAAACTGACTGCGAGCAGCTTGGTAGACAATGTCAGCAATGCTGGACAAGATCAGTTCAGCTTCCTTGCCACATTCGTGCAGAGCAGCAATAACTTCATCAGCAGTCATGACTGGCAGGTCGACTTCCACGCTGGGTTGTTTCTTGGTGCGACCGATTTCTTTGCCAGCCTCATCTTTGATAGCGCGAGACTTGAAGTTGAACTTGAAAGATTGTGCATTCGGCATTTTGAAAAGCTCCTAGTTTGCAACTGTGTTGCGTTGGGGGTTGAAGATGGGACAATTTGCTGGTGTCCCGAGCCAGTAGTGAGACTATACAGGGGCTAGGGCGGTGTGTCAACCCCCTGGACTAATTATTTGTTGCTTGTGTTTTGTAGCTTCGTACACTTCACTGATGCTTCCATCCTCTCGAAGCTTAAGAATTACAGAAAAGATTCCGGAATCTGCAAGCACAGATACTTTGCAGACAGACAGCAAGGGCGCTGAGTTTAACATCAGTCGGCCGGCGGCCAGTGCAGTTGCTAGACTACAATCACCCTCTGCAAATGAGATGTTCATGCTTATCCAATCCGTGATAGTTTCTTCTGCTGCCATGCTTGTTTCTCCTCTAGAGTTGCGAGTGGGTTGTGTCTTGGATTGTCAGGGCAGATTACAAATTTAGATCTGCTTGGGGCCTTGGCGATTGTCCTCGTTGCTGCGGTGCTTGTTACATAACTCTTTTGTGCAGATGTTACGAAGTCTGAAATGTTTGGCTTGCGTGTGAAGGCATTCATGCTGTTTTCTCCGCAATAGTTTGCTTGAATTTTTTCCGGCCTTCTTGTATCCTGCGTCTCTTTTCACATTCAATAAGATCATTCACCCGCTCCCAATAATGAAAGCCTTGCGGTGACTTATCCCAAAGAAATGCATCAATGAGGTCTGGCTGGTCAAAGTCAACTTGCAAGCCAGTCATGTACATGGAGTAAACAATCTTCAGATTGTTGCATATTGAATTGCACTCCTCCAGGGGTGCAGTGTAGTTTTGTACACGCTTATAGAGTGCCGTCCTGCTTACAGGCTTAGAGACTAGCGACATGATTTTTTCCTTCCAAGGTTACGTGGGATTGAAAGCTGAGAACTACAACTGACTGCTCTGGGATTGCAGGGCTGGTGCGAAACTCACAGTAGATTAGATCACTATCTTTCCACTTGTTCCACTCCTCCTCAGTTGGTACGTTGTTATACGCCCAGACAATCTTGTAGAGTTTATTGCCGCGATACAGTACCTCCTTAGTCTGATTGCAGTTCAGCTCAATCTCAGATGTTCTGATAAGTGCATGACTGCGGTAAGTTATTAGCTCTTTGGCTGCCTCAGATAGCTTGCTGAATGGCCAGTACTTAACACGATAAGCCAGCTGTGTGTACTTTCGATCAGTGATTTTATTAAACAGTGCCATAATTATTCACCTTTACGGATATTCCAACGACGAACAAGCAGATTGTATTGGGCTTGTGCTTTTAAGAAATGCGCCATGCTTGCAAAGCTTTCACGCTTGGGCGCTGGCGGCAGAGCTTCTAAGCTGTCAACCTTTTTATCAATCTCGTCAAAGAACTCTTGTTCTTTCTTAGTTTGTACTGTGTCAGGGTGAGCATCCGTCTTAGCTACAGTATTCAGTAGCGTGAATGATCCGTAGAAGTCTGCAATGATTGCACGAATGTGGTTAAGTCTGGTGTGGATGAAGTGAGTTATCTCATTGCCAGTGTCGCAGCAAGTAAGAACAGCTTCAACCAAATCATCAACATCATCAGCAACCCAATCTTCTGGTGCTACGTCACCCTTCATAAAGAGTTGTTTAAAGGTCTCTCGCCGCCCGGCCACATACTCAGTTGCTATCTGAATATCAATCCAGTTCCAGACTTTGGTGAAGTCAATGCGTTTGTAGATATTCTCTGCTTTGACAGTGAGCAAGGCGGCATTGCGGCGGCGTAATTCCTCCTGAGTTTCAAGCTCACCGCGTCCTTGTTCCCACTCATCACGGATACTATTCGCATCATCTAACCAGGAGGAAAAGTTCTGCCACTCTGAGTTATTGTTATGCACTGAGACACGATAGAGTGGGAAGCTTAGGCGCTTGGAAGTCAGATAGTGATACCAACTTGCCAAGTTAAGCAACCTTGCGGCGGAACCAATAGCCACTGTGGTAGATGGCAGGCTAGGCACATGCTGTTTAGATGCTGCTGGTGCTTGCCAAATAGCATCAATACTGTGCATGATTGCACTCATGCAAAGCTTGACCTCTAACAGCTCACTGTCTTTCACAAGCCACTCACTTTGCTCTGCAAGTTGCAAATGATCTTTAAGCTTTACAATTAGCTTGCTCAGTGGCATCTCATATATGGGATGTACCAGCTTAGCTTGAAAGCTATTAAGCAAGGGCCATCCGTGGGTGCATAGTGCTGTCACACTAGCTAATGGCACTGCACTACGATAACAATATATCGTCTTTGCTGGCAGGTTTGGGCTGGTTGCTTGGTCCATAGTAAGCTCCTTGGTTAGCGGTTGAAATATTTACTCCTCATCGCCGGTGGCGACATTCTTCATGCTCTTTGCTTTCTCTACAAAGAATGCCAACTTTTCAGGCAGTGTAGTTCCTGGGATGATTGGCCGCTCTGCAGCACGCAACAAAGAATTACGCTTGCCTGCGTTGTCACCTTCACAGATAACATAGAGCTTATGCTTTGCTCGGGTAACTGCAGTGTAGATAAGCTCTCTGCTAATCATGGTAGCATGACTATCATGTAGAAAGAGAAACACATTCTGCCACTCAGAGCCTTGGGACTTATGAATGGTCAAGCAATAACCAAACAGCATGGAATTTATCTCACCTGCAGTATTCAGTGTCTTGTCAATGCCAAGATCTGGAATATGTACAGTGATTGTGTGCGATGCTAAGTTCTTAGTCTCATCATCTGAGCTGCCACCTAGACGATCAAGCTCATTAAGAATCTGATCAGCTGACATGATAGTTTGTGTTTCCTGGTTCTCAGGATCAATGCCCCAGCGATCAAGTGTTTTAGACTCGGTTACTGGGAGCTTGCCGCCATAGCCGATAGTCTTTTCAATCTTGGTAATGATGGCCTCATGGCGATCAACCATGACTCTATCGCCTACCGCCCAATAGCTACGTTGATAACGTGCAATGACTTCAAACACAATTGCGCTACGCTGCTTAGCAAGGTAGTCTGCAATGATCTTATTGAGTTCAATAGTTCCAAAAGACTTATTGAATGGACAAAGAATCATATCTTCTTCTGGATTATATTCGCCGTTGGCGATGATCCTTGGAAGAAAAGACTTCATGACAACAAGTGCAGATTCCTTATCAATGCGCTTTTTCCAAGGGTGCAATGTAACACTGCCATGCTCGCCAGCATCTTGCTTGATTGTCTCCTTGAGCTTGTCAGCAAGCGCCTGCCAAGATACTGAGCCTTCCTCATTTCCAGATGGGTTATTTGTACGGAGGGCAGTAGCAAGCGAAATGATTGGTGACGCCAGCGCTTGGCGATAGACTGTCTTGAGTTCTACAGTCTGCAATTCCGCAAGCTTGAAGCCAAGAATAGCAGGACCAAAGACAGGCGGAATCTGGTTAAGATCACCAAGGAAGATGACCTGTGTCCTTGCGGGGTTAGGAAGTGCAGCAATAACCTCACCATATAGATCAATGCCAATCATACTTGATTCTTCAAAGATGATTGTAGAGATGTGAGGCAGGGTATTAGCTGCATTCCTTGCAGGCTCAAACCTCATGGTAGTATTCATATTGCCTTGATCGTCAGGTACTTCGTAATGCACTGGTTGATACTCAAGCAACTTGTGAATGGTGAGGCAATGAGCTTGCAGATTCTCAGGAAGTTTCTTCCTGATATTGTTTACTGCTTTGTTGGTGTAGCCACAAATTACAATGGCTGGATTATCCTTGATAAGATGCTTGGTTGCATCTGCCAACGGTCGCATGTGAGCAGCTCGCTGAACACGTGCAATGAGTTCTTGTGTAGTGGTTGTCTTACCAGTACCAGCTGCGCCAATAAGGCAGAAGCTCTTACCTTGCAAGCCAAGCTCAATAGCAGCAAGTTGTTCTTCATTGAAAACAAGCTTGCTTGTGACGGCTTGGCGATGCTTGTCTGTTTCTGAAAGATGCAAAACTACGCTTTGAGCTGGTTGATTGCTTGATAGTATCGCCGGATCGCCTCGCTCCGCGGCTTGTTGAGCTGCAAGCTTGGCAGCATGCTTAGCTCTGGCCGCTTGAATAAGTGCAAGGGTTTTTGGGTCCATGATAGAATGTTCCTTGTTGAGTTAGATTGTTATCTTAGTTTGCTTGTGCATCTTCCATGAGCAACCACCATACAGGTTTTTGCCGACGGCGCCATGTGGCGAATCCCTTTTTATCTTTGAAATAATACTCTCTATAAATGCGCAATGCATCAAGGTGAGGAGTTGCGGTAGATCGCAGCGTAACATTCTTGACTGCAACTGCAAACTGTGTAGGAAGCTGAATATTTTGACCGATGCCACAGCGTGTCAGATAACTCACAAGCATGTCAATCCACCGTGAGTATGTGTGGTCACAACTCAGGGGGTACCTGTATTGATGCTCGTTGCAAAGAGCTTGAGCAAGTCTTGCTACGTAGTTAAAGTGAATGATTGACTTGCATGTCCACTCTACACATGGATGCTTGGCATGTCCACTAGATAGAGGCTTACATGGAAAGTTAGCAAGACTGTCTGGTATGTAGGTGCCAAACTCAGGATAAGCTTTGCCATGCAAAGCAGTCACTAAGATTTGCGCAGATTCTGCAATCATTTTGACCACATGCTTATCACAGTGGAATTCAGCATTCTGGCGATAGTGAACTTGTGGATCAATTTCTTCAGATAGTATAAAGATGTTCATGATGAAACCCTTGGTTGCTTTGTTGAGGATAAATACAAGGATGGAACTTTGCCCATCCACGGACATTATGACACGAATTCATAAATGTTTTACATGCGATTTCATATTATCTTTTGCTTGTATTTATAAGTCTGTAGCTTGTATTCCCTTAGGTTCTTGAACATCTTCTGGAAGCGCTCCATAGTAGGTAACATGAATGTACATGTCTACATATTTAGCTGGAATTTCTAGCATGCTTCCATCATCTTTCATATGATTATATGGCTTACCGCTTGATAACATATGAACTCCTATTTCATCAAATATATCTGTAGCTTCCTCATATGTTATCTTGGGTGCTTTACTGCTCACTTGGGCGCCTGGGTGGGCGCCTGGCGAATCATGCATAACTTGTGTCTTAAACTTAACCAATGCATTGATTGCATCATCCAATTCTAGGAATGTTCCAAGACTAAATTTCTTACCATGTCTGGAGGACCTTACCATGTAATGAATTGTTCCTTTGTTGAGAACTATTTTGATGCCAGCAGGCAATCGAAGTTGCAAGGCTTGAATTTCATCTAACGTCATTATCGCTCCTTTCAAAGATTTTATTATTGCACGTGACTTGGCCCATGTCAAGTGGGCATATAAACAAGTGTCAAAAGGTGTGTCCATTTTTGACGTGTCAACATAGGGGGCGCCCCGCCGCGCGGGTATAGGGTAAACCGACACAATGAGTAGATTAGAAGTGCGCAGATTAGAAGTGCGCAGCAAACATGCTAACCGCGAAGCGGTCAATACTGGATTGGTTTATATAGGGGGTGTTTAATTTTAAAAGATAAAAAGTTTAGTTTATAATTTTATATATTATTTAATATATAGGGGGATATGTTAATATGTCAATATATCTATTTGTATGTATGTATAAACTAGAGTATGTGTGTGTTTGTAGGTGGCGTGGGGGCAGGGGGTGACACGTCAAAACGGACATGTCAATTGACACTTGTTTAGAAACCTTACAAACATTAAAGGTGTTTAGTTCTTGTATACAACTTGGCAAGAATTCCAATCTCAAATCTAAATGAGAATTGTTCTCAACTGAACAGCAAAGCTGAATGAGAATCATTATTAAATACTCTGCAAAGCTGAATGAGAATCATTATCATTTCACAAGGTGAAGGCTTACATGAAACTTACAACACGCTCAGTTACAATTTGTTACAACTTGGCAAGCAAAAAAATTCTAGCTTGTAAAAATGCAACAGCAAATTATGGTACATTTGAGTTGTCGGGCTTTTCCGGCGCTTTTATTGGAGCATTTAAAATGTCCTATCAAATCCACACCACCATCGATGCCGCTGCCATGAGTGCGCAGCCCAATGAGCGCACCATTGTGTGCCGATTCAAGAATCCAGCGCGTACAATCGCAGTCAA